TTCCGTTGGAGTCTGTGTCTAAGTCGAATGTTCCACCAGAAGCAACGTTTGCTTGAGCACCTGGTTCAGCAACGTTATAGATTGTTCTGATAACTTCTCTGTTGATTTCAGCAAGAATCTCAGTTGAAAGAATATTTGCTAACTCAGCCTCAGCGTTCAATCCGTGGATTGCCTTAAGGTCTTGAGCAAGTTCTAAACTGTACTCTGCTTTTAGAGCTCTTGACTTCGCTGTAACGGTCACTTTCTCGATTGAGAATGCCATTTCGTTGAAGTTGTCTCCAGTTGTACCTAAGTCTTCAGCGTCATCTGTTCTCATACCCTGACCAACGTTGTAGTCGGTAGCGTTTGTTTGAGCAGCAGTTGAGTTAAGAAGTCCTGGGTTAGAACCTTGCTGTGCAGTTGTACCTAAACCAACGTTAGATGCACCAGTTGCAGTGAATCCAGATGTTAGGTCTAGTCCTTCGTTCTGTCCTGAGAACGCTGAATCTGCTTCGTTGAATAGAGCTTCAGTTCCACTCTGATTAGTGAATCTGGATCTCATTGCGAAGATAAGTCCAGTTGGACCATTCATTGGTTGTACACCAGCTAAATCGTATGCCACCAAGTTAGGCATTGAACGACGAATTAGACTGATTAATACTGGGTCGAAACCAGCAACAGGACCTGCTGCAGTTGCTCCAGCAGAGAAACCTGCATTAGAACCACTGTTTGTGTTTACTGTTGGCTGTTCTGAAAGGAAAGATGCTTCCTCTCTTAATTCTTTTTCTTGGTTTTCTAACAGGATAGCGGTGACGTTTCTTCTATGAGCGTCTTTGATTGGATCAACTCCGTCAAAATCGAGGATAGGTCCCCACTTTTCCTGCAAATGTTCTGTGTTATACATTTGCATTTGAAATTTACCTCTTACGGTTTATTGTTTGAATAAATGTTAAATTCACTTCTTCGCAGCTCTGGATAAGATATCCAAATAGGCTTGCATTCTAGGAGCAACCTCTTCTGAGATTACTTCATCCGTTGAAACCTCTTCTGATAAATTCTCAGAGGTGCTCTTTGGAGCACTAGTTTTTGATGGGAAATAAGATTCCTTCAATGTTCCTAGTTTCTCACGATAGTCTGTATCACTTTCAAACTCAACATTTTCGGCAAGAGTAGCGAGTTTTTCCTTCTGAGTGTCTGCAAGACCTTCAGCAACATCTGCAAAAATTACATCTGCTGTGGATTCTGCCAATCTACGATTAAGAGCAACGTTACGATCTATTTGCTCATTGAGTTTTGATTCCATTTCATCAAGTTTATCTACCATGCTATTAAGTACATCATATTTTTCTTCAGGGATGTCTACATAATGTTCTTCAAATAGTGACTTCATACCTTCTAAGAAGGATTCTGTCATTTCTGTTTTGAGTCCTGTTTCAACTTGTAGTGCGTTTTCAACGAACCACTCGTCTGCAACATACTCTAGGTAAGAATCAACTCTTTCAGTTAATCCTTCCTTAATCTTGTCGAGTTCTTCGACAAGTGCAACAGCATAGGACTCTTGTAATTCTTCTTTGATTTCTGCAACCTTAGATCTGATTGCTCCTTCAAAAATTGTCCTTGCTTTATCTTGGAACTCTTCGGAAAGTTCTTCACCTTCAAGTAGAGCTTGAACATCTGCTTCGATGTCAATTGTCTCTTCTTCTTCGATGACTTCTTCCTCTGTTTCCTCTGCTTCGGCAACAACTTCTTCAGATTCCTCTTCAGAAACTGCTTCCTCTTCTGCAACTACGTCCTCTTCGGAGTAGTCTTCCTCCTCGATAACTTCTCCATCTGCTTCTGCTTCTTCTGCTGCTGCAGCTTTAGCATTTACAACGTCCTTCACTTGTGCAAGAGTTGCTGCTGGATCTTTCAGTTTTGCTGAATCGTCATCAGGTTTATAGTTTTCTGGTGTAGGTCCACCGAGATCTTCTACTGGAATGCCTGATGATGGCATTGGATCTGCAGGTTTTGCACCTTTGGTGACTACGTTTTCTTCGATGTTTTCCATTTAGTGTAAAAAGTTACCGTGGTTTTATTGAAATTCGTAAGAATCTATACTTATTTATAGTTTTCTTAAACTTAGAGATTATTTAGAAAATTTTGAAACAGACTAAGTTTCTTTTCCTCTAATCTTTTTTGTGTGACAAGTGTATTAATTGTCCTTTGAGTTTTTTCTGCAAGTTCTTCACGAAGAGAACCTCCTTCCCAAACCCATTCTTTTCCTTCCATTATTCCATTCACAAAAGCGTCTGGTGCGGAAGGGTCTGCTACTATGTCGGCAGCGGTTGCTAACTGGAAATCTTCTCCAACCATTTTACAACCATTACTACTTTCTCTTAGTGATCCGATACCACGAGAAGAGACTCCAAGTTTGACTCCTTCATCTAGCAATGATGATGCAATCTTACCCATTGGAGTAGATAGTAAAGTCGCTTTTCCTCTAAAATTATTTCCCTCTCTTACGAGCGAGGTAATTTTGTGGGATACACGATCTAAATTAACTGTAGGACCTTCAGGATGGCCAAGTTCACCAAGTGCTCTGCCTTGGGAAATAAAAGTTTTATTATACCTATTACATTCTTTTTCTAGAATATCAACAGGATACATTCTTCCATTACGATTTTTGATACCACCTTGAAGAAATACACCTTCGATACAGAGACGTTTTGATTTCCCTTTACCTTCAGTGATAAATTTTACTTGTGAGACTTCTTCTGTGATAAGTTTCATTATTCTGATTCCTCTTCAGTTGGTTGTTCATCTGATACTTCTTCCTCTTCTGGTGCTTCAGCATCAAAAACAGATGAGGCAACAGTTGGTCTTAAAGCATCAATACGAGTTGCTGCTTTTGCCATTAATGCATCTTTTATTTTATCAGATACATCACTAGCACTAGCGTCAGTCGCAATCAAATCCACTAATTCTTCCATAAGATTAAATTATAGCAATATGTTTATTTATAGCTCGGCTATTTTGGTATCTTTTTGATACTGAGCATCGACTATAGGATCTGCAGCTTCATCCTCATCTTCATCGACTGGTTGGTCTCCTAAAACTTCACCTTCTTGTGTAGTGCTTGATGGTATTGGTTCTCCAGTTATTGGGTCAACTTCTGCGGGATTTGGTAAAATACCTTTCTGTATTTCATCTTCAATCTGCATATCAATTTCTTCTATCTCTTGATCTGTTTGACGTAGTATTCTCTTTCTTACAAATTCAGTCGAATAATACTTACCAATATAAGGTTCAATCTGTGCAAGATTACCTAAACGACCTTGTATCATTTCAGTTTCTTTGAGTTCTGCAAACTGATTATCATATAAGAAGTCATATTGAATATGATCTTCCATTCTTTCCCAGTCCTCTGGAGTTACAATATTCTTTAATATTAACTGTGTTTTAAGCATATCATTGAACATGTTTGCAAATCTTTTTCTTAAACGACCTACAAACTTTGCAAACTTGAGTTCATCTCTGAGTATTTCTGATGAACGACCTAAGTTAAATCCACCTTCTGCAGCGATTCTTGACTCAGGAATACCTAATGCACGATATAATTTTTTCTGGAAATATTCAATGTCAGTTAACTCACCAAGATTTTGACCACCTGGTAAAGTTGAAATCTCAGTTCCTCTTCCACCTTCTCTTCTTGGCAACCAAAAATCTTCCATCATACTCATAAATTTACGATCATCACGAACTTCTCCAGTTTGTGCATCGTATACGAGTTTATTACGGTAACGACTCATTACCTCTTTGAGGTATTGCTCTGCCTTGACTTTTGGTAGATTTCCAACATCAATATAGAATATTCTTCTTTCTGGTGCTCTTGATAAACGATAGATAACCAAACTATCTTCAATCATTCTTAATTGATTGAGTGCCTTAATTGCTTTGTGAAGATATGAAAGAACACGATTCTTATTTCGATCTACTAATCCTGATGTACAATATGTAATTGAATCTTTTGCAATTTTTGTTGAACCTTTACCTGCCTGTGCAATCATGCCAGTAGGATAATTAGGTTTCATTGTATAGATGTAATATTCATCAAACTTTGGATTTGGTACTGCTTCGTCACCCTTATTGCCAGGTATTCTTAAATTTCCTAAATTACGATCTGTGCTTTTCTTTTCCTGACGAACATATTTAATCTTCATTGGATCAATATATCTTAAATCCTTAAGTCCTTCCTGCGGATTTTTTGTATCGATTACTTTTAGATAATATAAACGACCATCGATATACCAATTCCTAAAAATTTCGTGAGACTTTTTATCAAAGTCCATTAATTCTTTAATATATCTGAACTCTTCTCTAATTTTTTTCTTTATACCTTCACTGGCATTTAAGTTTGATAATTCAACTTCAACAGGGGAATCATATAGATCACTTACAATTGCTTCATTAACAACATCTTCAATAGCTCCATCCGCTTCTGGATGTAATGCCATCTCTCGATATCTTTTTATTAATTCGTGTTCAGAACGATATGCACCTTCAATATCTACATATTGACCATAAAATCCACTCGCTATATAATTATCAACCCCGTCCTCATTGTTTTTGGGGACAGGGGAGATGATAGAAGAGGATTTATCTTCTTTTTCTTCAATAGAAAAACCGAAAAGTTTTGCCATAGTATAATATTTTAGTTATATGTTTATTTAGCTGATGTCTACACCGCCTGATACGGGACTATCTCCCCTCAGAATTTCAATATACTGAACCTGAAGTTCAACAGTAAATTCCTGAATACCTTGAGCGTCATATGAAAGTTCGA